CTCCCATACATAAATTAATAAGCCATGCATGTGATAAACCTTGTATATTCTAAAAAACAAAGATTAGTATTGATTATATAGATTATAAATAGGACTAATAAGACTAATAGTATTGATTATATATGATTATAAATAGAACTAATAAAACTAATAAAAATGTCGACTTTGATAAGCCATTTCGCTAATTGCTTTACCAACATTCATTTTGAGAGTAACATTCCTAACTCTCTGATTAGGACCGACGATGTGAAAACCTTCGTCATCGTAATCCACTGTAACTCTAAAAGGTTCGGGATTTCTTGGGACATCAGGTAAAGTAATATTTGCGAGAACGTTAGCCATGTCATCTTTTGCGTCAGACTTAGTTGTATGCCATCTGCTATAATATGCATGATCAATACCTTCCATAAAGAAACGTATCGTTCTTCTATACATATCTTGTTTTTGTTTACCGAAAAGTTTGAAGTCGAAATCCCTAACCAAATCTTCGATAATGTTGGCTCTTTCGAGCTTAACTAGTTTATTTTCCATAATGTATTATCCTAAAGCGCGAGGATCAAGAACAAAAATGGGATCACCGTTCCAATAAAGATCTTCTTCTTCACCTTGATCAACCAAATGTAAACACTCAGTTTCGAAGTGGTCTATTATGGAACGTTCGCAATACTCAGAAGCTAGTCTTCTAACATAAACATCTGTGTACACAATGACTCTGAAACAACTATTACAACGTTGTGGTCTTTCCATAGTCAAGTTAAAATTTTGAAAAACAATTGTTAGTAACTAATTCACTGAAATTCTGGTTCAACCATCCTTTGTCGCACAAGTTGTGTACTTTCACAATTAATAGGTCCAAGACCGGCAGGATCGTATTCACAAACATCTCCCAGAAAATCAGCACTATTAACTTCGGCAGTTAAAATTGAATCAACATGATCATTGAGCAAATTTAGAACATATTTCCCTATATCATCGCCAAGGAATTGCAACACTCTTTCTTGATTATAGATTACGCTGTTGAAATTAACACCACTACTTTGATTGAAAGACACTAATTCTTTAAGAGTATCATTTAGTGTAAGTATAATTTTGTCAAACAGCACGAGATTTTCCTCAAAAGCACCAATATTTTGTTCTAGAATTGTTTCAGAAATATTATGTTGCTTTACTAGGTTCTCATTAATGGTAATTCCAGTTTGATTGATTAACGAAGTTTGCTCAGAAATAGCTTCTAAAATATTACGATGAAACTCAGCACTTTGGTTATATATATCAATGGTTATATTATGCTGAAGTTCCATCTTTTCCAAAATCATATTACGGCTATCGATTATAGATTGATTAATAGTAAACTGATTATATGCTATAGAGGATAAGTATGCAACTAGCAGCCCGTACAAACCCACAGTAAAGAAGTTGAAATAATCCACAAGGTACGACCATTGTGTGTTAGTAATGCGCACCTGTGCCCTAGAGATAATCGACATTTTGATCCTCAAGAGAATTGTATGTCCACTCACCTTCAAGAATAGCAGAATTTTGCCTAACAAAACTTAACTTATTATAGACATTTTCATCATAAACAATTTTGTGGAGACCTTTATTTCCGTCAAGCATGCGTAGTTTAAGCACGGTAAAAATGTTTGTATTATGCTGCTTCTCATTAAGGTAGGTGGCAATAATGGGCTTTCGCAGTTTTAGGAAGCTCATGGGACGTTGAACGGCAAAGGGTAGTTTAACAGTGTGGAATTTACCTTTTTGCTCAGGAAAGTCAAAAGCGACACGCATTTTTGTTTGTCCAACGAAAGTTGTGTCAGGAGTGTAAACGCACATTCTTGAGAATTTGAAGGTCATTGTCAAATCACCCTGTAGGGTAAACTGATCGCCAGCTTCTGGTTTTGAACGTACAACAGCGAAGATACCACCAAAACTACTAAGACGTAAATCAGAACCAACTCGACAATATTTGCGGTCCTGAGGAGCAAATGGGAAGTGAACGGAATCCCTTGGTCTAACCATTGTGGAGCCATCCTGCCTTATAGCTTTCTTGAGATTTAAAGCACCATCGTCTCCAAAGAGCAGATTATAGGGATCTTGGATCCAACCTATCTGTAGTGAGCCTGAAGAAGTACCGAGAGGTGAGGACGAATTAAGTGTCAATGAACAATTTTCGATGGAGTAAAATTCAAAACCAGTCGCCATCTGTTTAGCAATTTCATCTATGTTAACGTCGACGGGTAGTGATAGCACTTGCAGCCCAGTTGTAGAAGCATCGGAGCACGCAATAGTAACACCTTTGTGGATGGTGTGAGTTTGTATTTCATCTGGCTGGTTAATTGTACGCAGACCAGAACTGGTCGCGAACTTTGTATCCAAAGCCAAGGTATTTTCGACTCCACCCTCTGATGACATTTTGCTAAGTTTTATCAGAAAAGGTATTAATTTATTTAAGAGCATTGTCAAGTTTTCTGTTGCTTATGGGTTTGATTGCCCAATAGGAAGAGCCCTCATTTTGGTAGACTCCACTATCCAGTTCGTTGCCGTCACTATCCAAAAGATCCGCGGAAGCAAACTGGAAATTCACAATGAATTTATCATCTTCAAGCAATTGCGCATTTTGAAAATTAAAATGCACGGGATAGCCCGTGGTAGTCCCATCTTCATTTTGGATTGGTATTTTTCCACTAACTTTGATGGACTCAGTGAAAGTCACAGATGTTCCTTGCCACGGTGGAGTGGCACGAATAATGGCGATGGCAGTAGTTGGTGAGTTTGTTTTGAAATTGAAAGAGTTGAAAACCCAATTATCATCAACAAAGACATGTTCATTCGAATGAGCAATTTGAATAGTAGGTACTTTGTAGAGGACAGTAGCAGAGATGGTAGCTGTAGGGTAATAAGCGCTTGCTCCGTCACCACCAGCAGTGTTAACGAGAAGATTGCCGACCTCGTAAAATCTTTTATCAGCGCTAGGTTTCGTATAAAGCCAATTTGTTGGCATGGGTATTTCTATCATGGTTTCCTCGTCAAAACGAGAGATCGTTATGCCGTTATTGCGTGTATCGTAAGGTGCATCCTTGCTCCATAATTCATCTGATCCAGAGTTATATGGGTCTTGAATGTAACGACAAGCAATCAAATTACGGATAGTCAAGCGGTTAGCGACTCCATGAATTGTAACCGTAAGCTGCTCAACTTTATAGTACTCGTATCTTTCGAAAGCTGTGGTGCGTGCTTTGATAGCATCTCTCAAATTATACAAATTGGTGGAAACGGTTCCGGGCCTAGGACCATCCCACTTGACCTTTTCGACCTCATACTTATCAGGATTTGGTAATGGTGGTGCTGAAACCGGCGCTAGTGTGATTCTTTGATTGTTTAATTGGCTATGAAGCTTAGCTGCTACCGACTGTTGTGGGACAACCGGTTTATTCTCTGGTGTCAATGCAACATCTTGAACCAAAGGGGTAGGTACCCCGGACACTTCAATTTTGGACTCCATAGTTTTGCCAAATTTGATATTAATTTATTTCCTAAGCTAATATCTTCAAATGACTTACAATTGGGCCCTTTGGGTTTCAAAGTATACGGGTATAGCCGTGAGGATTAACCTGTCGAGATTTTGTTTTTCTTTGAAGGGTGAATCATCAACAGCTTGGTGTTCTAGATAATCATAAAAGATTGCAACGTCAGCAGTTGTCAAATTGTACTTGTATGCCACAGAGTACAACATATTTTGATAATAGCAAACATTGGTAGAAAAGCAGCTCATTAAATCTTTTATGGCGACTCGCAATTCTTCACGCCTTTCTTTCGTATCATGACTTTTTGAAACATGCTTCTGAGCGATCCTAGGTAGGTCCGGGAAGACCTCATCTTTACCGATCAAAAAGCCGATGAAATCTCCTATTTGATTATTGTCTTCTTTGATTTGTGGAGTGAAATCTAGAGTTTTTCTAATACTCGATGCTCGGATATAAACGTCATCACCCTGCGCCAGAACCAGTATAGGATCGTAGATATCATAACTTTTCCCAACTTCAGCTAATACATGAATGGTGTTACTGAACAAAGTATCCATGCGGCCGCTCTGAAAATGATATTTCAGGGATGTTTCACTGAATAAAGTTTTCATACGCCAGTTGTGGTTTGGGGATTCTAGGATGTCCATGATGTGAGAAGGAACTCCGCACCTGGCGTAGATCTCACGCATAAGTAGGTTAGTGGCACCATCTTTTATGGTATCTTGCTCAGACAAATCTATGCTTTTACATTCAAACTCTTCACGATGTTGCTTAATTATGTTTAGCACTTTTCTCCTAAAAGTGCGAGGTGAGCGGCCATATCCAGGAACAACATATGGACTTAAGGATGAAAAAACAATTCTTTCTGCCCAATTAACCCATCCCGCGGTAATTTGGTTAACGTTTTTACTCTGCGCGCTAACCATTTGCCCACCTTTAATATATAACCCGAGATCATCCTCTTTAGTTGTCAGCCATGAATTTTCACCAACTTTTGATTTCATTTGCTGTTTGTTAAAGCACTTGATAGCTGCTGTCGTTGAGTGCAGATCTCCATACATACTCGGTTCAGGTTGAGTTCTTTTAGCTGCTACACGCATCTCTGCTTGGGCACGACAGAGGGCAAATTCTTCAAGTGTTGGCGGTTTGAGTTTATCAAGGTCTAAAAATTTTGAAACACCATTTATCAGAGCTTTTGCCCTACTTCTGACTTCTGGACCATCAACTTTCTTAGGCTTGGAAGCTGCTCTCTCAATTGCAGTATTAATGGAATGATCAGGCGTTATTTTTTTGTACATGGCCGAACATTGAGGCAAGGCCAGCAATTGTTGTGCCTTGCTTTTCTTGAAAGAGAGCAGTGTGATTTTTGAATTTCAACATTTTGGATTCATCAATCTCGCGCATTGTGGCTATATTAATATCTCTCATGCCACTAGCAAGGGGAGCATTAGTTGGCGAAACTTTCTTGATCAGATGGTCAATGGCTGGAGCGTCGGGATGCATTCCGAGTATTTTTGTGAACGTCCCTTTCTCAAGCATATTTTGTTCAAAATCCATTTCCACTCTAATTTCCTCGCTGTTATCCGTTATAGTGGAAACAGGGAAGTGGGGGAAATCATGCACAGCGGCTTGAACTTGCGTCACAGTTGGAATCGTCAGAGTAACTTCCCTTCCAACTTTCTCCTTAATGTCACGCTGCATTGCTAAGCGAGTAACTCCTTTTGCGGAAGCGAAGTCTGTAGGGGTTGTTTGTTTAGAAATTTTCACCTTATTTGCTTCTACACCACTAGGTTCGCGGTATTTAACGTCGTTCAAATCATATGCTCCAAATATAGTTGGAACATCATTGCGCCCCGCGATGATAGTTTTGTCCAACATTGGTTTAATAAAACCGAATTTATTGTGCAATTGTGCATCTCGACTTTCGTATAATGTTAGCTTTTCTACGTGACGAGATATGGAAACTAACTTTTGACCGTGTGCCCTGTTGATTAATTGCCCACTATTAGAAGTGAGCAGTAAATTAAAATTGTTGTATCTGCAACCCTGTATCTGTGCTACTGTTTGGATGCCGTTGCATTTAGCATGGTAAGAATCAAAGACAGCACCTCTACAACATTCATGGGCAAGCTCACACTTTGGCTTGCAAATTTTCGGAACTTGTGAAAAATTATCAACGCGGACAATATTAATAGAGTTAATGATTTTTGAACGTGTGACTGTTTTCTGTGGTTCATAAGCATTTAAAGTGCTAACGACGTCCAATGGAGTTTTCTGGGCAATCATGATCTTGATCGGCTTGACATTTAACATTTCTTCTAATAGAGGGTAGTCGAGAATTTTCTTGCCATCTCCTGGTTGTAGTTGTCGACTATCGCCTATCATGTAGACCTTGTAAGCGTGGGAGAAAAGAACATGGATGACCTTGGGGTCGATCAGATAGGCTTCATCAATATAAATGGTAAAACCCTTAGGCAACTCATCCATGTCATATAAATTTCTGAGGCCAGTGCTCCACGAACAAGCATTGAATTTTTTATGCTTGTACTCTTGAGCTAAAGCACTGGTAGGTGTTACGACCATATAATTCTTATTTTGTTGCTTTTCACGTATCAATTTCATGAGTTGGAAGGTTTTGCCTGATCCATAAGTACCCTCCATAACATGAACATTCCCCGTGTACTTGAAGGTTGTTTCCTTAATGAATTCTGCACAAGCTTTGTGAACTTGTTTGAATTCTGCTTGCCTTTCAGTTCTTAATTCTCTCTCCCAACGCTTAATAGCCTCCGGTTTGTGTGGGAAGGTGATAACGGCAGGGGTGAACTCAAAAGTAGTTTGTTCATATACTACCCCACAGAGCTTGCCATTAACTATGGCTCGGCTAACACCGTCAAAAGGCATATTGAGGTTTTTGCCATGTTCAGAATCAGCGAAGACGAGAACTTTTCCTTGTTCCATAAACTCGTTCTTATCGAAAGCGTGAGCATCACAAGAAAGAACATACTTCGTATTAGGTTCGGGGTAACAATCCTTATAAGTTAAATCATTTTCAGGACGTGCGCAGGTTGCATCATAATACCTTATAGATAATGTCTCTATTGTACATTCTTGTTTCTTAGCAACAAAAGCACGTTGTTTTGCCTCTTCTTCCTGCGGATCTATCTCCTCTTCTTGAATTGTTTGGAGTGCTTCCTGTTGTGGCGGTTCGAGTTTTACTTCTTCTTTCTTTTCCTCAACCTCCTCCTCTTCTTCGAACATGGTGTTTTCCCTATATAAAGTGAGGAGTTTACCTAGTACGTTGCATCCCATGCCAGTGTAAGAGCTGGCCCAGAATCTATCTTTTGCAGATACTTCGACCAACATTTTTGGGTTAGTTTGTTCAAGTTGTTTCCACAACCTTTCCCTTGAAAATTTTGATTCTACGGCTTTGGCCATGACTATTATTGCGTCTTCGTGACAGCACATAGGGTTACCCTCGGCAGCCTTCTTAACAACTTGAGGATTAGGGTTTGTGGCTGCCTTCAAAGTGATTCCCTTGGCATATGATGATTTCAAAACATGTTGGTAAAAACCCTCATTGTGAGGATATGAGGTATCACCGTTGTAAACTATTGTTTTAGCGTAATTTGAAAAAATTTTATTACTTTTAATGACACCCCCAAATCTAAGTGTCTCATGTGTAATAGGGATATGTCCGTTTAGGAAAGTTGGAAAATCGAATTTGTTGTCTCTGTCACATTTTCTTGGTATATCGCCACGCATTTCACCGCATAGAAAGTCATAGATTTCATCAGAAAGTGCACCTTTTCGCTCTAATTTTGCTTTTTGCTTTGGAATTTCAAGGGCATCTTTTTTGACATAAGGCAAGTCAATCACTCTAATATGAATTTTTCTTTCTTTGGCTTTTTCCGTTGCTATTTGAGTAGTGAGATTCTTGCACATTTCTTTATTTAAGCCGAAAATGCCAGAGCCTAAATAAGGTAGATAAACCATCTTACCTTGTGCGACTTGGTTAAGGGCACTTTCGACTGATTTGCGGTATAGTTCTTCATCGTTAACACGGGGCGCGACTGTGTGGATGATTTGTTTAGCTTTTGATTTGAAACCACTAGTCACGGTAACTTGTCCTGGTACTATATATTTGCCTTTGTTTGCTAACTTAAGGGCTGTTGTACCAGCTGCTCTATGAATGGCTCCATCAATACCACCACCCCCCTCCAGCGTTTCTTTAGCTGAATTCACCCAGTAATCCGCTTCAAAGTCGACTATGTTTCCGAAAACCATTTCAACAGAATAGTTCATAGAGGTAGAAGTTTCTGAATCTTCGGTTGTGTTTGTTTCTGTATCGGAAGGTGGTTCAATCGATGGTGGTGGAGGTGGTTGTTGTTCCTCAGCAAAGGTGACTGGAAAGTCAAACTCTTTTTCTTCTTCGACTTCCCAATCATCAACGTCGAAGCTTTCCAAACTACTGGTTGTCCAATCAGAAGAACCACTACTTTCTGTCGTTGTGTATGACGTCGCATCAGAAAAGTCTGAATCAGTTGTTGATTGTAACTCTGTTGTGATGGTGGGTGTAATGGTATATTCCGGTTTAGTTGTTTGAGTAGAAGCGTCTTTGAAACGAGGTGTTTCGTTTTTCTCTAATTTGTAGATGAAGTTAAAGTCACTGAATTGCACTATTTCGAAATCATCTATGTACTTCTGGCTGAGAGAATACTTCGTGTTTAACACCGGGTGTTTACTACGCAGGTTGATATTCCACGATTCGAGTACTCTACCTAGAGGTGTTTGACTAGCTAAGACAGAAGCATTTTTGGTGTATAGCTTAGTGACGTCGAAATTAGTGACATAGACTTCACCAGGGCTCAAACAACTAGAATAATAGACATAGTGTTTCTTTAAAGTATCATATATTGTAGTGTTCCCGAACTTGGAATATGTTCTAGAGTTCTCCATTGTCCCTACAAAGTCTTGCCATTTCATGACGAAACGTTGTTTTGTGGCAATCAATTGTTGTAGAACTGTCAGTTGCATGAATGGTAGATACTTATGCGAAATTTCAGCTCCGAGATCTAAATAAATGGGACCATCAACTTCTTTCAAACAATCTGCACAAAGGACATTTTTATTGAATTTAATTGTCTGTTTAATTGGAGGAACCGGCAGCAAAGCATCATTTAATTTGGTGTTAAACCAGTGAACTACTTTACCATGATAATTGGCCCAAAGGCCTGCATCATTCATAGGTGAAGCTGCCAGGTTGTGTAGTTTTTCGAAAATGGTTGGTTGTAGGAGTGTCAAAGCCAATGCTGTTTTTTCATAATTAGTGTTATCAGTGACACTGCTATACAATTTCTTGTTGTAATAATGTTGCATGTCAATGTGTTTGTCACTGGGTTCTGGTAGGATGTTGTAATTTTTCATAGACACTAGATGCTCACACAGATCATGTGATTGTACTTTTAAGGTAGCGTGTCCGTCAGTAAAATCGATGTCGAATTCATCCTCGTATTCAGCAAGTTCAGCATCAATCTCACCTCTGGTTGGGAATGGTTTCAATTGAGAAAGGATGCCTAGCTTGGTAACTACTTTTTGGTAACATAAGCCAGTGGTTGGGGAGTCAAAGGTGAGTACGCGTGAAGTTGGGAAGTCATGTAGCAAATTGTGCGTTTTTGCAACACTCTTAAAAACATCATAGGCTGTTTTTTCATGTTCAATGATCATTTTACGAACTAATTCAGCCTTGAGGTTATGTTCCATTACTTTCTTCGCGAATGTTTTCAAATCACGTCTTTGATTGTAAGGGTCTGGTCTTTTGGGTCTCTTCTTCTTCTCTTCTTTGCCTTGAGATCTATATGCATGGAATGCTTTAAGGTCGTTAAAGACAGATTCGACAGACATACAAAATGATTTGAAGCTCGAATTACTTTTCTTAGTGATATTGAGAGCTGCGAAAGAAATCGATTTGCTTGCCTTGGATCTAGCTATAAACGATCTAATAAGAATTACAATACATAGATCTGTGAAAGTTGTTAAGTCGAGCAAATTTCCCTTTTGTATTTGATAATGGGAAATAGTTACCTCATGCAGTACCGCAGAAAGGTAAGCACCAACATGGCCTCTGTCAATGTCAGCGTCTTTCCTATTGAATAGGAATTGCTCTAGCTTAGTGAGAAGAGCTTCTGGAACGCAAATTATGGGCATTTTTTCGAAGAAACTAGTAATCCGTCTGAGTTCTAAAAAATTTGCACTTATCTCTCCTACACAAGTATCAATCTCATCTCCATACTTGGCAAGTTGTGGTAACATAGTTACAAAATTTCTTAGTTTAACGGTAGTAGTGGTTGTTTTAACGCCAACTGTTATGTCTAGTCCGCGTTGTACCCTCGTTATATCGACAATTGATCCAATGCCGAAACTTTTTGTACGTTCAATCAGAAGATTGAAGTTGCAGTCGTATTTTCTGCCATCTATGATACCAGATCTTGAGTAATTTTGCCATGTGTCTAAACTGTGACAATAGGGGAGTGAATTGTCATCAAGAAAAGACATTACTGCAGTATTCTTGACTTTGTCAATACTCAGATGTATTCTATTTTCATAATCGGTAGTTGTTTCACCTGTTTCAATTCCTTTTGGGAATAGCATACCAGCCAATAAACGCATTGTACCTCGGCTCTTGAATAATTGAAATAGTTCTTTGATTGTTAGCCAGAAAAGCACGTTATTGCATTTTAAGAATTTTGCCGGTTGTTTGCAATTTTCAGCACCATTTACGCAACCGCTTTGGGTTAAGAATTGCGGTAATCTGCTTCCGCGTTCACTCAAGGTTAGAGCTTTTATTACTCTTTGGTCGTCTTTGGCGTCTGATTTTAGACAGGTGACATGTTTTTTGTCTTGATCGTCATTTTCCAACATACCATGGTCCATACGACATGATATTTTACCACCGAACTCTGGACCATTGTATCTATCCAGTTCTAATTGCATTAAATGTGTGGTGGCTGCCGCAAAGGGGTGTGCGTTTGTGACGTTGTTGGTGACTGCTGATTTTGAAGGTCTCAGCACGATAGGAGAGAAGATCTCGTTCATTGTATCTAAGGTAGGGGGTGATACTATGAATGGTAGTTCGACTGCAGATACTAATCTCTTATCTAACTCAGATGAGTGGTACTCATTGAGTAATTGACGCGAATCTGCCCCCTTGGCATTTATCGCGCTTGTTACGGAAGTTACTTTTCCGTCTACGGGTCTTAGACCAGCGGCCTCTTCGAATGGACCGCCCTGCATCTTGATATATAGTGATTATAAATTAAAAAGATTATAATTAGAATATATATAAATAATAGTAAGATTAAATAGGTTATAGGATATTGCTTGTACAGCGATATTGGGACTCGTATATTGAGAAATACCTATGCTTATACAGCGATAGGTG